AGGGCGACCGTATTTGTCAATTCCGTATTAATGGAAAAATGCCCGAAGTTGAATTTGAAACTGTAATTGAACTAAATGAAGTTTCTAGAGGTGGTTTCGGCAGTACCGGCACAAATTAAGGAGTTGATCCCTTGCCTAATGAATTAATCGAAACATTGACTAACATAAAAAGTATTGACTTAATGAAATCTATACTCATGAATATGACAAGTCAAGATATATTAAAATTATTGGATTTACTTGAGTATACAGATAATGACACGATATCAAGATGGCTTCAAGCTTATAATGAGTTAATGAAAATAAGTTAGGGGAAGGGTTATGCTCTTCCCTTTTTATAGGAGATAAATTATGAATCCAGAAGAATTGTATTATAAGTATGAATACTTAGCAAAAGCGACTTTATATCATATGTTTCCATCACCGATATCAATTGCTAAGAAACATCGATTAGAATTTGAAGATTTACTTCAGTACGCCAAGTGTGCCATATGGTTAGCCGTAACTAAGTATAATCCAGAAAAGAATTGTAAATTTTCATCATATTGTATATCGTATGTGCGTTGGCATGTGACCGAGCGTCTAAACAGGGAATGTTGTATTTTTAAGGTAAATAGTAATACTCATGATTGGAATAATATGTACGAAGTTATTTCAATAGATGATAAAAGTGATGAAAGTCATAGTTTACATGAAATAATTGCATCAGATAATAAAGTTGAAGAAAATGTACTGGGTAGAATAGGTGAAGAATTACTTTTAAGTAAGTTAACTGAAAGACAAATACATATTATTAGAATGCAAGAAAAAGGATTGTCATTAAGAAAAATTGGTAAAGAGTTAGGAATGACCGGAGAAAATGTACGTTATCACCTTAAAAAAGCACAAAAACAATTAAAAGATTATAGTGAGGTTGTTTAAATGAGTTATGTTGATAGTATTTTTATTGAAAATCTTGTTGATATTCTCGAAGAAGATTGGGAAATTGATAATCGTTCGAAGTGGAACAACGGAGAGCAACCTAAAACAAAACGCATTCTACAGATATATAATTATTATGATTTATCTAAAGGTTTTCCAATTTTAAGTTTAAGGAATATTAATTATAAGGCAGCTATCGATGAGATGTTGTGGATATATTCTAAAATGTCTAATAATGTAAATGACCTAAATAGTAAGATATGGGATAGTTGGAAAAATGAAAATCATGAAATAGAAAAAGCATATGGATATCAAATTGCTAAACCAACAATGGGATTCCCTTCTCAGATACATTATATAATAAATGAAATTAAAACTAATCCAACCAGTAGACGAATTCAAATGAATATGTTTAAGTCTGAAGATCAAGAGACTAAAGCAAAAAAATCATTAATTGAATGTGCATACGCAACACATTTTTCAGTTAAGAATGGAAAATTACATATGACATTAATACAACGTTCTGGAGACTTTTTAACAGCAGCAGGAAGTGGAGGATGGAATGTAGTGCAATATGCAGCGTTACAACATGCTATTGCTAAAGAATGTGGTTTAGATGTAGGTGTATTTACTCATTTTGTTCAAGATTTACATCTATATAATAAACATGAACAACAAGCAAGAGAATTAATTAAACGATACGATGAAAATAACTTATGGGATTCTGAATTACCTAAGTTAAAAATAGCAGATAAACCATTCTTTGAATTAACAACAGATGATTTTGAATTAGTAGGATATAATCCACTTGGGGGAATAGGGAGGATAAATGTAACTGTATGATCAATCTCATTGCTTGTGTTGATTTAAATAATGCCATTGGCCATAAAAATCAATTACTATGTAATTTACCTTCAGACATGAAACGTTTTAAAGAATTAACTACTGGACAATTTTGTGTGATGGGAAGAAAAACATATGAGTCAATTGGTAAACCATTACCAAACAGACATAATGTAATTGTTACCCGGAATGTTAAATATCAAGCACCGCCCGAAACACATGTATATACAAGTCTAGGAGAAGTTATCTTTGAATATAAGGCTTATAATAACAATGAAAATGAATTGTTTATTTGTGGAGGAGCCGATATCTATAAACAAGCATTAGAATATACCGAAAGAATATACTTAACTATTATAAACCATGCATTTCCTAAAGCAGATGCATTTTTTCCTGCATTTAATATTGCAGAATGGAAAGTTATTGATCATGAGCATCATAAAATGGACAGTGAACATCTATATAACTACCATTTTGTAACATATGAACGAAGAAAATAAAAAACAAATAATTTAATAATAACGCTTGATTAAATACAATTAATTTGATAATATATGAGTAAGGGAAATACTTCCTTACTCTTTTTAATAGAATGTGAGGTGAGAATATGAATCAACCAATCTTTAGAGATGGAAAAGGTCGCATAGTTGGTGGAATTAATGAATGGTTTAATGATGAAGATGAATCCTATTTTGATTTTAAAGTAGATAAAGATGATGTTAGATTTCCTGTACATAATCAATATGAATGCAGCGATGTGAAAATTAGCAACATTTATGATAAATAAATAAAAGTTTGTGAAAAGTTAAGTTTACAAACATTGATATATCAACGTTCTTTAGACGAATTTCACAAACTTTTTATAATAAAATTGTAGTTTTATTGGATATTTATTTGAAACAAATTGCGTAATAACGAAAGGAACGATTTTATGTATAAAGTAGCCGTAAAAAGTGGAACAAACGAATATTCAGATTATGATAACTGCGATATGATTCTTGCCGAAATTCCAAGTGATAATATTCCAAGAGTAGGCGATATACTTGAATTTGGTGACAAAAATAACGGAAATCAAAAACGGTATTTAGTTAGAGAAATAAAACGTATTTTTAACCATAAAACCGATAAGTATGAATTTGGAGAATGGATATATGTTTATGTAATTAATGCGTAGTTCGAAACACATTATTCACTAACGTAACAATATTACGATTGAAACAAGAATTTTATTGGGAAGGGAAAAACTTAATGAAATGTAGAGTATATCGTTGTTATGAATGTAAAAAGGAAATGCCGACAATCGAAGAAATTAATGACTGTCATAATTGCGGAAGAGTAGTTTGTGAAGATTGTTTGGATGACCATTTACTTGGAGAGAAACATGAATTTGGATTTGACGGCTTAGATGCTTCAATGGGATTAATCGAAATATTGTTGTTAAATAATAGGTTTTCAATTCATGATTTATTAAGTATGGATAATGAACATCTTAGACTTTTAAAAGGTATGACTGAACACAGATATAGAGAGTTAATTGAACAATTAGATGCATTTAGATAAATCGTTGATTTCATTAGGAGTGTTGAATAAATGAATATTTTAAGTATATTGAAAACGGATAATGATATTTTAAATATAAATTTGGATCGTGAACAATTGAATGAATTTAGGATTTTTATAAAAAATAAAGAAATAGATTCATTTTAAAAGGATTAATAGTATGAAATATTGTGTAATTTTTCAATGTACCAACGCAAATTATTTTTGGATTGTTAAAGAAGATCTTAGTTTAAAAGAAGCTGAAAAAGTTGCAAATGTAAAAAATAAATATGACAGAATTCACGGTGGATGTTGTAATTATTATATTCAACCACAAAACTAGATAATTTAATAAACTAAAAGGAGATGAAAAATGATTAAACCAATCATAATTTTTAGTTTGTTATCACTGCTTTATGTAATGTATTTGTTTTTCATATATAAAGTAATTGATAAATTTAAATAACTATAATGGAGGGAATAGATATGGAGAATATGAGTCCATTAGAATTGTATTATGAATCGAGATATAATCATTATTTAAGTATTGGATTAGATGAAGAAGAATCTGAATTTGAAGCTTATGGAGATATTGTAGAATTAACTCAAAAAGGGAAAAGAAAATAAATTAATTAAGAGGTATAAAATATGTCTGGTTCGTATTATGTATATGAATATTTTGCAGAAAAAGATGGGATCGTAAACACTTCCAAAGGAGATTTAAATATTAAAAAAGGAGATGTGTATTATGTAGGCAAAGGAATAAACAATAGAGTTTCACAGGGAATTAGAAATATGGATTGTGAAAAATGTAAAAAAGAAGTTGGATGGAAATACCAAATTGTGAAAGACGGACTTAATGAAGATGCAGCTTTTGCATATGAGAAGCAAACGATCGAAGAATACAAAAATAATGGTTTACCTCTTACTAATAAAACAAATGGAAATTCCACAAATATCGATAAAACAACAATTGCTAACATTAAATATTTAGTTAAACTGGTTAAATCAGGAGCCATTAAAATGAGTTATGAAAATATCGCATTAGAAACTGAATCTTATAGTTCATTAGTGTTTGACCTCTATACTAATGAAAATGGCGCAAACGATAAATATAAAAATATTATTCCAAAATGCCCAGATAACATTAATTATATTGT